GTGCCCGCCTCAACATTGTTCTTGAGCACAGGTATCACAGCGGCGCCCTGGTTTCCAAGCATCACCCCTGCCGGCGGCGTGCCTCGCTCAACCCATCGAGCCGATCGCCCAGGCGGTCGATCGCCTCGGCCGAAGTGCGCGCAAGGTGCTCAATGGCACGTTCGAGGCGAGCCTCCATTTCGCGCAGGATGTCCCTGTTGACGTACTCCAGGAAGATCTTTTCGCGAAACTTGCTCTCCGCTTCGGCAAGCGTCGAGATGCGCTCATGTGCATGGTCGGCCTTTTTGTGAGCCGCGCTCGCCGTCGCCTGGGTCGAAAACGCGAACCAAATCAGCCCGACAAGATTGATTGCCAATAGGACGATGGTCGTGGCATTGAGCTCCCAACTGATGTTCATTGGAATCAACGCCTGATGAGTCGCACGACGTTCTCGAGTGTGCGCCCACCGAAATACGCGGCCGCGACTGTGATGGCGAGGTTAGCGGAAAAATCGGTGAGCGGATCGGTTACCCCGAGTGCCAGCACCTTATCAAACACAACAATTTTCTATGTGTAGATCACGAACGGTGCGGCCCAGATCGGACGGACCCAGCGGGTGACCCAGTTTCCTTGCTCAGCAACAACCAGCTGAGCGTTGAGTTCACGTTCACGCTGCTCAACGGCGAGTTCACGCGCAGCGAGGTCGGCAGCGACTTTTTGCGACGTGTTCTCGGCCGACAGCTTGGCCCGATAGGCGTCGATCGCCGCTTTCTCAAAAGGCCCACCAAGCAGATTGCCAAGCCAAGTGAGAATGCTGGTGAAAACGAGCATTACTTCTCACCTCCGATCGGCGTAGTCGTGACCAGACGGAGGAGCGCGAACAGAACGGCAAGCCCCGTCATCACCGCGCCGACCTGGGCCTCATCACCATGCACGAATATGCGTATCAGGGGGCGCAGATCGATCGCACCGACCGCGTCGGCAAGGCCGATGAGCGCGGTCAGGATTGCCGCGACGATTGTTCGCCATCCTTTGAGCCTGCCCCGCAACTTCTGCCACATGCCTATTTCCCACCAGCTAGCTTCGATTTGGCGAGCAGGGCGTCGGCTTGCGCTCTTAGGGTCGCCGCTTCCACCTCGACTCCGTTCACCCACGTCTTGATCAGCGGCCAGGAGTTGACCGCAGCCGCGTAGCCAAAGACAAATGAAACGATCACGAATACTGTTGTCTCCACGGACTTCTCCTGTTGAAAGAAAGGGGCTGCGGTACCATGCAGCTCGAACTTGACGCGCACTTTGCGAGGACGCGTTCCGGTGCGGCCTTCGAGGACGGCGGGGTGGGGGTCGAGGCGCAGAGCATCGCTGCAACACCGGCGCGGAGCGCGCGGCGCGATCCGGGCGCGCGAAACAGCGCCAACACACGACCCCCACCCCATCCCTGACCGGAGGCTTGGGACGGCTTCAAAACCTCTCTGAGATCAACTTGCGCGGGCCGCCGCGGTAGACGAGAGAGATGCGGGCACCGGGGCTATGCCGGGCAGCGCCGCCTCTTGGGTGGCTTGATGCTTGACGATTGTGCGCCACGCGAAGAGACCGATAACGGCGGCGCCAACCCCCATGATCAGCAACACGACCCAAAGCGGTATGCCGGCAGCGAGATGTGCCAGGGTGCCGCCTCCGGCCAGGACGACAGCACCAGTCCCTGCCATGCCAACCGACGTTGGCGCCTTACCGACGTGACCTTTTCCCGACGTTGGCTCGACGTTGCCGGCTTTCAGCGCCGGCGCTCCACCACCGGCGTTCTTGCTGACACGATGGCGCGCGAGCTCGAGGCTGAAAGCCTTCACCTCGGCGACCCGACGTCCCCAGCCAACACCGAACGCACTCCACGTCCGTAGACTCTTGAGAAACTGCAACCGCTCGTCATTGATCGCGATAATGACCTTGGTCGTGTCGCATTTGTTGAGTGCAGTGATCACATCCGCGGTGATGCGCCAGTCGGCATCGGAAAGTCCGAGCACACGGCGCAACACCTTGCCCGCGCGGCCGATGCCGGAATTCACTCCGTAGTCAAAAACGCTGTAATCAACACCGGCCGGCAGATCATCGCATCGCAACGCATTCCAATATTTGGTTCGATAAATACCCTTCGCTTCCGCCAATGACATGTGTTGCACATCGGCCGCTGTCGCGCCTGACTTCACATATTTGCGATAATCATAAATTGTAATGCCAAAGTTGGTCGGGCCGCCGGGGTCGCGGGGGTCATTGGTATAACCGCCCTCGTGCGCAAGGACGCGCTTAAGGCATTCATCATAGGTCGACTGCATTATGGTCCCTTCTGATGCGGGAAGATGAGAGTTCTCTCCTGGCGCGGCAGATTTGCCTGGCGCTGGGCGGCGCAGATTCCAGAGCGTGCGATCGTCGTAGAGCACCTTGTCGGGGAGTACGGAGATGTGCACGTGGTGATCGTGCGGATTTGGCCCCGTATACGACCACCATTCCCAGGCATGCACCTGAGATGCGAAAATGCGGCGATTTGAGATAACGTATTTGATACGCCGATCGCGATTGAGACGCAGCGTTTCCGCCATTGCGTAGGTGTCGACGCCGTGTGCCGGGTTATGCGTGATATCGAGCGCCGTGACCACACCAACGGCACCGTCCCGGACCCATGGATTGTGATCACTCGTGCGCGCCTGATGCGCCGTGTCTCCGATCGTGCCGTCGTTTTCCTTGCGCCGGTCGGGATGCGCGGCGTTGACTTGATCACGTAGAACTTCAAGGCTCTTGGCCACGCGCCACATCGAATTTTCTCCTGAATTTGATCAGCTCAACGTCTAGCGGCGGCCGCTTGAGCTCATCTTAAGCTGCCGGCCCGCAGTGCATGCGGGCTAAGTCAACACGGATGAGAATCTCGACCTCGAGCACGTTCGCAAAAAGTTATCCGGCTTCGGGCACGCAATCACAATTCGTGCGATCAAAAGCTCAGCGCTTGATGATGATATTGGAGATGCCGCCAGGCGGCACGACGTTGAAGGGAACGCTGGCGCCGACCTGGCTTGTTTGGTTGACGGGACCGCCCGCATTATCGTCGAGCGAAATGCCCGTCGTATTGTTGGCAATGCTCAACGGCACGTTGGTCCCGCCAGAACCAGAAATAGCGACATTCGAGGAACCTCCTGCGCCGCTGCCAGATGCCGTCGAACCAGGATGACCATGACCAGGGTCATGCAAGACGGCAAGGTGCCGGTGCTGAAATATTTCGGTACCGGTCTGCGTATGCGCTTGTTCACCGCCCGCCGCCCCGAGTTGTGAGCCGACGATACCTTGGGCGCCAGCTGTCGGATTTGTCAGCCGGCTCGCTGCCGCGCCGCCCATGTTGTCGCGGCCAAAGATCGTGCGGCCGCGCCGGTCGGGCAGGTTGAACGTGGTCGAAGCGTCGCCCTGTCCATAAGGCAGGAAACGGATGGTGACGCCGGCATTACTCGATACCGCTGCCTGCGAGAGCACGAGAGACGAGGAGCTGATCGACACCACGGTCGTGCCGGTCGGGACCCCGGTGCCCTCGATCAACCCGCCCTCGAGGCCGAGCCCGCGGAAATCCTGCGAGAGATTGTCAACTGTGGTGTTGGAGTGAGTGTTGCCCGTGCCCGTCATCGTCAGCGCGTTGAACAGGCCGATGTCTGTCGTCCGTGACACCACCTGGCCATAGGCCAGATACCAACCCGCCGGAACCTGGATACCGGCATAGTGCACCTCGGTACCGGCCGGAATGTTCGAAGCGTTGGTCGCTGGATTGAGCAACTCCCAGCGGGTGCTGGTCGCGTTATAGCGCAAGATGATTTCAGCGAGCGCCGCCGGAATATCACCGACATTGAGCGCGCCGCCCCCGGCGCGGGTGATCGGGTGCGCCGCGAGCCCGTTGGGTGCAAACGTTGGCGCCGCCGTCGCATTGGCCCCCGACGCGCGCAAATAGAGCAGTTGACCGTCGGCCAGCGCTGTGATCGGCGGCGCCAACGTCGCCGTCAGGGCATCGGGTGTGCCCAACGCCACGGCCCAATTAACGATGTCGCCCTGAATCTGCCCGAGCGCCGCGTAATCAGTCCGCGCCACGCCGTTGCCAACACCGGTATGGCGAAAATTTGCCATCGGAAGGTTGGCTGTCGGCCGACCTTGTCCATCGCGCGTCACGCAATTGCCGAACCCGCTCGCTGCTATGTCATTGGAATCCGCATCCATTCGGACCGAGCTGATGTTGAGGCCCGCGGCCTTGTCGGCGACCCACGAATACAGTCGATTGAAACTGCCAGCGCCGTTCCACGACATTCAGGTTTCCTCGACTAATAACTAATGTTGTTTTTGGCACCGATTTGCGAGGCCGCAAGGGGAAACAGTGAACCAACCAGCGGGCCCCCGAAAGCGCCGATGCCGGCGGTGCCAAGCGCCGTGAGGTTCTTCCACATGGCGTTGCGCTGATCGAGCTGCGATTGATAAGCCTGAAGCGCAGCATCCTGTGAGTTCTTGTAGATCTGAGCCACGTCGGTCGGGCTGACGCTCACTTGCGGCGGAGCCGCGATTGGCTGCTGTTGCATGAGGGCGAGAGCAAGTGGTGACGGCGTGTCAGGTTACTCCGGAGTTGTAAAGCATGCTGAGGAGCTCGATCGGCGACATCTGCGCGAGTTGCTGCTGGCTGATGTTCTGCTTTTGGCCTGCAAGCGCCTGATTGAAGAGTTGTCCCGCATTTTGCGCCCCCTGGGCGATCGCCGAATCCTGGGCCGATTGGTAGGCCTGGGTTTTCTGGTTCTGAAAGTTTGATATGGCGCTGTTGTAGGCATCGCTTCCGACCGGGATGCCTTGACGCCCGAGTTGATCCTCGAGATCCTTTTGGCTTTGTTGCCACTGCGGGTCGAGAAATCCCTTTTGTTGCTCATAGACCGCATTCGTGGCGTTCTGGTCGAGAAGCTGCGGACCCGCATTTAGGTAGTCTTGATTGGCGCCGCCGAAATTTAGCGGCGTCGTGGCGCTTTGCCCGATGTCGTTGGCCAACACCTGTGCTGTCGGTACCAACGATGCGCCGACATTCTCGGTGCCACTGATGATCGACTGCAGAGTCGGATTGAATGTTGTCGTCTGGCCGTAGGTCGGTATTTCGAACCCACCGATGTTCTGAGTTCCCGTCTGTTGATATGTGGTCGATCCGAATGGCGAATATTGATTCGTGTCGTTGAGAGCCTTCTGGGCTATCGCGGCATTGAGGTTCGCGCCGGTCTGCTGCTGTGCGACCAGTGACGGGTCGGGCGCGGGCGGCGCCTGTGGAGTGCTTTTACTCATGTGGTGGTTGCTGACCTTCGATGAAATTGCCGGGCGGATGTAAGGCGTGAGTCGAGCAGATCCAAAGAAAACACCTCGGCGCGACTCCCGCGACCGAGGCCCCATCAGGCTCAGATTGGCAAACCGACATACGTTTTGTTTTGCAACTGTCAACCGGAGCCCTTGACCGTGGTGTGAATGGCTCGTTCCTGCGCACCCGTTATGCCGGACAGCAGCCCCGCTCGAAGGCGAATAATCGGCGGCACTGACCGATCCGCGGCCGGCCTTTGGCGCGAACCGTCACGGCACGTGACGTCGATCATTCGCCATCGGATTCGGTGTCGATAATGGCCCGTACCCGGCCCACGATCGAAGGCCCGAAATAGGGTTTGGGCAGGAATCCAGTGCCAGGTGGCAGTTGCGCCGCTTTAGGCGGCTCCCGGCCGGAGACGACAAGCAGGCCGATGCGTGGCCAGCGCTGATATATCCGGTGCGCCAGGGCGACGCCGTCCATGGTCCCCGGCATTACCACGTCGAGTACCACGGCACGGATGTCACTCCGATTCTCGAGCAGCGCCAACGCATCTTCGGCGTTCGCGCTCTCCAGCACCGTGAACCCCGCGTCCTTCAGATAATCGGCGATGATGAGACGCGCCAGTTCCTCATCCTCGACCACCAGGATGACGGCGCCGTTGCCGTTGTCGCCCGTTGCCATATGCGTACCCAGGATCGTGGTGCTTACAGCGTGTGTGTTTCAAAAAATTGGCAGGACGAACGCCGGGCGGATTCAGCTGGCGCTGACGCATTTGCTTGAACGATTCCTGTGCTGTTTTCAACAATCGGCACCACATCGGACGTTACGACATGCGGACAAGTTTGCAGCTAAGGCCGATTGCACGCGCTGTACGTGCAAAATGCGCGAGAACACCTCAGGCGATCCAGTGCGCCGCGTTGGCCGCGAGCAATCCGTAACTCACGGCCGCACCCGTGGGCAGAACATCCGGATGCAGGCCTTCCTCGCAAAAACCGAGCCGCAGGAGGAAGGTGCGCGCCGCCGTGTTCTGTACCGCCGTGACCTCGAAGCGCCCTACGCCGCCAATCGGCTGCTGGCGACGTTGAGCAAATTGTTCAACTGGCTCGCCAGTCGCGACGTGATCGCGGCGTCGCCCTGCTCCGGGGTGGCGCGGCCGCACGTCGAGAAGGCACGCGAGCGCGTGCTCGATGATGCTGAGTTGTTCAAGTTGTGGGCGGCCTGCGACCAGATCGGGCGCGACGGCGACATGGGTCGCACCGCGGTGATCCGCTTGCGCATCGGGTCTGTAAATGTATTCCAGGCCTGTCGGGCATCGGCCGCTACCGGCCCAATGTTGTCGAGGTTGCCGCTATCGGCCTGATAGACGATCCCGCCGGCGGCCCCGAAATAGACATTGTCCCGGTAGAGCCCCCAGCAATAGGCATTCATATTCGTGAAGCGGCACCATGGCTGTGTCTGCAGCGCGGTGTTCTGGACATGTTGTGAGAACGTGCCGTCCGGATTTGGGATGTTGAAGATTAGCCGCCGCCCGCGCGGATAATAGAGTGCCTGCCAGCCAAAACCGTTAAGATTGGCGCGCACGGCGTTCTGCACGGCAGTCGAGACCTTGCTCCGCGGAGGTAGTTGCCCGAGCTTGAGTGCCACCAGTTGTTGTTGCAGCGGGATGTGGTCGTCATAGGTAGTGATGAACGCTTCAGCCCCGTATTGGCAGACGGCGCGCGGCGACACCGGCGGGCTGATGCGATAGATCCCAACCAGGGACCAGGCGTTGACGTTGGAAGGGTCGTTGCCGGAGTAGATGAGGCAATCGCCTGACGACAGGACGAACGCGATGAAATCGACGACCCCGTTGCCGCCGTCGTGGCTGAAGGTGACGGCAGCTGTGAGGTTGCCGCCATGCGGCGCAAATGCCGCGAGGTCGAAAAACGCGAGCGCACCGCTGATCGAGTTGAGCGGCGCATAGTAGAAGCCGGTTGCACTAGGCAGCCAGAAGAACAAGCGGTTCTGATATTGAATGCAGCCGACGAAGGCGAGGCTCGAGGCGCCGGTGAAACTCACACTCGCAAAGGCCGTGCCATTGAACACCTGCGCCGTGTCGATGCCGTTGCAGAAGTAGAGCCTGGACAAAAACGGCACCGTCTGCCAAGCGTCGCTTGCAAATCCGCTCGCCAGCGGCGTCCCGGCGGTTCCCGCAACCGAAATATCATAGAATTTGCCGCCCGCCGCGGCGATGAGGCGGCGCGTCGCCCCTGCGTTATACTCCGCGAGCGTGCGCACGGGTGAGGAGTCGACGCCCGTTGCATAAGTCACAAAGCCGTTGCGCACGACACAGCCCGAATAATCCGGATACCAGTTATCGAGCAATATCGCGTCGGTCGGCGACATTTCGTCGAGCGCGTCGCGCGTGTTCCAGCCGGTGATCGGAGCCGGCACCGAAACAGGCCGCGCAGCACCCTGCGCGGCAAGCGCGAGCCTTTGGGAACGGGAGAGAACAGCCATGACAGGGTTCAAGAATCTGGAAGTCAGAAGTCAGGAACCAGGAAAATCAGGCGTTAGGATGGAGAGTCAGGAAGGCGCTGCTTCCTGACTTCTGACTCCTGATTCCTGGATCCTGTTACCCGCTCACATTTCCGAAGTTCGTTTCCGGTAGGTTCCACGGGCCGAGCAGGGTGAGCCGGTCGGGCGGAGCAAGGTCGAGGATCGCCGCGCCGCCATCGTGAGCCATGGCCTTGGCGACTGTGCGCTCGTATTCATCGAGCTCGTCCGCATAGGACATGCCGAGCCGGCGCAGCATGCGCCAGCGCAAGCCGAGCTTGATCAAATACTCGTCGAGATTGCCGGTGTCGGTGTCAGCGGCCCAGGCGCTCTGCGGAACGCCCGTGGCCGACTGGCACCAGGCATTCGACACATATTCGAACACAAGCTGGCTACCGTTGTCGGTCGGCACCGGATCGACTGAGAATATGGTTGGTCCGTTCCCGGCAGTGCCCGCGAGCCAAGCAGCGCGGCGAAAGCGGAACCGGCGTTGGATCGAGGCGCACCCGATCACGCTCGATTTGTAGAGCTGCCATTGCTGCGGCGACTGAGGGCCGCGCATTGACCAGAAGCGCGAGCGGTCCCACAGCGTATTGTCGAGCGGCCGCGCGAAATCGGCGGGCAGTGGATAGTCCTGTATTGGCCCGGACCCGGCGTGGCCGCCGGCTGATTGAGGGTGATGGTGCCCGAGACGTAGTTCACCGCACTGACGATCGAGTTGATCTTGAGCCCGGTGCCGAACGCTACCCACGCATACGGGGTCACCGCAGCGATCGTCGCCGGAGCCGCGCCGGAGATGACGGCAACTCCGCCGGGCCCCGTGTTGAGTGCAGTGCCTGAGAACGTCGGCACCGCCGCCGTCGCAAAATCATACTCGCGGATCATCGCCACCCAACCGCTAGGCGGCCGGCGCGCCAGCGCGCTGGGCGAGCGCCAACATCAACTGCGCGGTCCCGTCTGGATTGCCGATGACGCCGACCGGCGGCGCCACTGGAATCTCAGCGGCGACCTCTTGGCAGATCGAGAGCAGTGACATCGCGGGCGTACCTAACGTGAGGCCTCGCTCGGGAGCGAAGGCTTGGCAAGCTCGTCGAGCGACGCGGCCATCGGCGGCGGCGGCGTGAGCTCTTTGCCGGCCGCGACTCGCTGCAGCGTTTGCTCGAAGCCGCGCAGCTTGAGCCGCAGATCCTCGATCTGTGCGTCCTTGGCATCGTTCTCGGCCGCGAGTCGCTCGACCTCCGCCACGCGGGCGGCGTCATCGATGAAGGCCTGCGCAAGCCGACGCTTAACGCGACCTCCATGGCCCAATCGGCCGACCGCCTGGTCGTCCATGTTGGCGACGTGCTCGACCGTCCTGAAGCCGAGCGCTTTGAGCTCATAAAGCTCATTCGGACGCAGCCGCGGCCAGGCTTCGAGCGGCGTGCCCTCGGTTGCGATCTCCTGGCCGGCCTTGAAGGCTTCGTATTGTTTCGGCCAGATCTGGCGATGCTCGTCGGTCACGCGCATGACCGGCCGGGTATCGATTGAGGAGAAGGTCTGGAACGCGCCGCCGTTGCCGGTGGCGTAGCCGGTAGCGAGCCCTTCCGTGTACCAGGCGCCTGCGGTGACGCAGGTGTAGATCACGACCGAGCCCTGCATTTGCGACACGCCGGTCGCGGCTGCGACGTCGTTGATGGTGTCCGAACCGAGCCCGTAGACCTGCATCGGGTTTGGGCCATGGTTGATGATGATCAGCTCGAGCCCGGGCTGGCTCGCCGGCAAGACGATGGAATCGCCCGGGCTTGCCACCGTGGTGACGCGGGTGGTCTGGGTGATGATCGGCGTTGCATTCGCTTGGCCGCCGCCCGCATGCGCGACGACACCGTCGGCCGCGGTTTCCTGGATCAAGTTTGGCGCGGTGAGGTGCGGATCGGCGAGCGGCGCGACCTGAGTTTCGAGCTCGTTCGCGAGCGGCGCGGCGAGCCCGAGATGCACAAGGTTGTCTTTGCGTGTGAGGGTCATGGAGATCAGGTTTCAGGAATCAGGAAATTAGGCGTCAGGAAACAGGAGTTCAGGAGTCAGGCGTCATGAGTGAGGAAGAGAGACTTCCTGACCCCTGATCTCCTGACCCCTGATTGCTGTTAGACTGTCTGCCCCTGCGCGAACGGCCGGTTGATGTGAATGAGACCGAGCCCGGCGGCGGGCGTGCCATCGCCCGTCACCGTGACGGCGCCGACAACCTGGCGGCCATTGGCCTGCGTGGTCGTGAGCTGGCCGGAGCCCGCGAGATAGGCTTTGCTTGCGGCGGCAAAAGTTGTGTTTTCGGCAACCACCGCCGTGCCGCCGATTTGGTACCAGCCGAACTGGCCCGCACCGGTCGGCGCCATGGCGACGGCAAGCGGCTGGCCGAGATTGGCGGTGGCGGGTGCAAGCGCGGTCTGCCAAGTGGGCTTGGCGGTCGTGCCTGAGCCGGCGACGCCGCCCCAGGTCACGACCGAGCCCGTGATGGTTCCACCGATCCCAGGCAGATAGATGAACTCGCCCTCGCCATAGTTTGCGTCATAGGCGCGAACGATGGTTCCGAGCGGATGGTTCTGATTGTTGGAAGCCGCGGCGATCGGCTGCACGCCTTCACGCGCTTCAACGGGAGCATAGGCCATTGTCACTCACTCCAATAATTACTGCGTGATCACGCATTGCAGGAAGCGGTTGGAGCAGGTCATGTTGCCGGCCCAGGCAATGAGCTTGACCATGGCGTCCTGGTTGACGCTGAAGCGGCCCGGGTCGAGCGGGACCATGTCGCGCTCCTTGTGCGGGCGCAGGAAGATGTACTCGGTATTGAGGAGATACATGTGCGCGGCCGGCGCGCCCGCGCCTGAGAGCCAGGATCCACCGGTCCCGAGCACGCTCACATTGCTCGCTGCATTGCCTTGGAAGCCGCCGTCGTAGACCACGTCGGCGTCCATGAACTTGAGCGAGGCGAACCCCGCCATGCCGCTCTTTTCTTCCGAGATGCGCTGGATCGCCTGCAGGCTTTCCCAGTAGTAGCGGAAGAACGTGTTGTCGGCGACGATCAGGTCGGGCCGGTCCGACTGGCGTGCCTGCGACAGCCACGCCCGGTTCATCATCGTCTGCATGGTGGCGGGGCCTGGCGTCAGTCCGAAGCTTGCGAAGCTCTGCACCTGGTTCTGCCAGAACGGCCAGGCGGAGGAATCGATCCCGCCGACCACGCCGGAGTTGTTGACGTCGGAGACGAGCAGCTGCAAGCCGCCGATCTGCTTGCCGCCGTCGGCAGTGCCGTTGGAGTAGCAGTCGTTCGAGATGTTGTTCTGCATGGTGCGCTCGGCGTTGCCGATGCGCGCCTCGAGCAGGTCGATCATCTTCTCCTTGCCGGCGTTCTGCAGCATTTCCAAGCCGGAGATGGAGATGGCGACGGCTGCCTGGGCGATCGGGTATTGCCCGGCCGTGAATACGTCGGACGGCGAGATCGAGAGGACGTCGTAACCGGAATAGCGCTTGAAGGTGCCGTTTTCCGAATATTCGATTTCCTGCACGATCGCCTGGCCGCCGTCGAACGGCTTGATCTTGCTCTTCTGCGAGAGCCGGCGCAGCAGCGCGTTGTTCTTGGTGACGTTGTCGGCGAGTTTTTGCGAGCGGTTGTAGAGCGTTGTGGTGGTGATTTCCGACCAGTTTGTATTTGGTATTGCCATTCAGTGCCTCAAATATATTTGTTTGAAAATGGATGTAGGGCGGGCCCGACGCAAAGGGTCTAGCAATTCCTTTGCATCGCCGGCAGCGTTCCACGCGCGACCCGCTCGAGCGTTGGGGAGCGTGTCAACGCCGATCCAAAATCGCGGCACCGCGCGGGTGATGCCCGCCCTACAAACTCTAGCTATCCATATGCGCCAGGATCTCCTCGCGCAGGGAGCGGGCGGAGGAGCGGCCGAGCGGCGCCGGACCGGGGCCGGGTGCGCCGGTCACGCTCGATGCCGCACGTTTTGCGGCGGCCGCCTTTGCCCTGGCTTCGTCCTGTTGCTGGCGCGCGGCTGATTGCTGTTCGGCAAGGCGCAGCGCCTGGTAGGTCGAAGGGTTTGCGCGGACGGCGCGATCATAGAGTTCGTGCAGGGGCGGCACGTCCTGTCCTCTGGCTTGCGCGATATAGGCGAGGTGGAGCATGTCTTCCTCGACTTCGGCCGCGTAAGGGTGGATCAGGTTGCCGTGCTCGTCGGCTTCACTCTTGAACTTCTCGATATCAGCGATGCGCTTGCGCCGGCCGGCCTCCTGGGCGGCGCGCGCCGCCGCGGCGTACGCGCGATCCTCGGCGGCAAGGCGCTCTTTGATGCGGGCGATCTCGGCCATTGCCGCTTCGACCTGGGCCGGCGATTGGCGCTGCGGCTGCGGTGCGTTTGCGCCGCGCCGCTCGGCGCCGGGTTGCTCGCTCGGCTGGACGGTGGGCCCGAACGCGGCGGCGATCTTGGCCGGGTCGAGGCCGTAGCCTTCGGCGATGCCCCTGATCACGTTGATCCCATCGCCCTGCCCCAGCCGGCGTTCGGTGTCGGCCCAGTATTCGATCACCTGCCGCGGCGTGATGCCGCGCGCCTGCATCACGTCACGATAGGGCGCAAACAGCGCCTCGATCGCATCGTGGTCGCGCCGCACGCTGGCAATCGCCTGGGTCTTGCGGTGATGGTCCGCTTCCATCGCCTGGTGGCGCTCGATCAGGAACCGCTGCGCGGTCTCGGGCAAGGATTTGAACATCTCCTTTTGCGAGGCGCTCCAGCGGCCGGGCGGTGTGAGGCCTTTGTTCGGCTGGGATTGAGCTGAACCGCCAGGCGTTTGGGACGCATCGCTCTCCTTGCCGTCGGCCGGCTTCGACTGCGTCTCGGCATCCTCGGCCGGCGCTGGTGCCTGCGCATCATCGATATGGTCGCCAGCCTCGGGCAGCGCGTCATCGCGCTCGTTCAGCGCGGCTGCAACGGCGCTGCGAATGTCTTGTGAGCCGACGTCCACGGCGCCGGCCTCATCGTGGTCAGTCATAACCTCTCCAGGAATCGGGAAGTCAGGAAATCAGGAGTCAGGAATCAAAAAAGCTAGGAGGATCAGGAATTTGATTCCTGACACCCGATGTCCTGATTCCTGATGCCTGACATTGGCAAAGCGACATACATTTTGTTTATCGGGCGTCAAGCCTGAAGACGGACGACGGAGAACGGACAGCCTTTCGTTCTGTCCTCCGTCGTCTGTCCTCCGTCGTCTGAATTTCAATTCAACAATTTGGACTGCGGGGCCAAGGATGGCGAGGCTGCCGCCGGCTTCTCGTCGCTCGGCCCGAGGCGCTTTTTCAGCTCGGCCTGGGCTCGGATCTGAACCAGGATCTGTTCGAGCATCTGGTGCGCGAAGGCAAGCCCGGCATCGCGCGCGTGCGCGTTGGTGGTGGGGCTTGTGAACTCGTCGATTTTTTTGCGCGCGGCAGCCTCGAAGTTGGCGATGTCGAGGCCGCGCAGCAAAACGAGTTCGGCGCTGACCAGGCGAAGAAGGTGCAGGATCGCCGCGACCGCCGCACCGCCCGCTTCGGAAAGGTGACGTTGGCGATCGCGGGCGACGTCTCGTTGCCCGCCTGATCGTCCTCGAATTCTGGCAACTTGCGATCCGCCATGCAGCTCTCTCCGAACACCCAAGCCCGGACCCTCATATGGGGTTGCGCCGCGCGCTTCGGAATAGCTGGTAACTAGGGTCCGGACTCATTAAAGCCACCATACCAGGGCTGCGGCGAGACACACAGAAGCGAGATAGTTGCGTGCGAGCCTGTCGTATCGCGTTGCGA